TCCATCATTTTGTCGCCACCAGCCAGAACCAGCCTGAACTAGCGCCAACTGGCCACGATCGGCCGAGACTGGAAACGATCATCCCAGACCATGCCGGCTCACTAGCTGGACTTGTGGGGGACATGGCTAAGAAGGTGCTGCAGATTGATTTGATGCCATGGCAAATACATGCTCTTGAAGGGATGCTGGCGGTTGACGCCGATCAAAAGTTTGTGCATCGCTCAAGCCTTGTGTCGGTCGCACGTCAGAACGGCAAGACCACAATTATCCAAGCGCTGATCTTGTTTTGGCTTGTGGAGATGCCAAAGATTCGAGGCGGTAAGCAGACCGTGGTATCTGGCGCGCACAGACTTGATCTTGCGTGTTTGTTGTTTGATGATCTGGCACCAATCCTTGAGGAGTATTACGGAGCCAAGATCGTCAAGTCGTACGGCCGTTATCAGGCCACCATGCCAGACGGCAGCAAGTGGTGGGTCAAAGCATTAAAGCCAAACCAAGGTCACGGTATGAGCATTGACTTGGTGATTGTTGACGAGTTGTTTGACGTCAACCCCGACTCGGTTGAAGGCGGTTTGTTACCGGCACAGCGCGCTCGCAAAAACCCGTTGGCATGTTTCTTCTCTACCGCTGGCACCGAGGAATCGGTCTTGTTTCAGCGTTGGCGTGAGGCAGGTATTCGAGCAATTGACAAAAACGAACCGTCAACGATGTACATGGCCGAATGGTCGCCCGACCCAAGCCTTGACCCGCTGCATCCTGCGTCATGGGCGTGGGGTAATCCTGCGCTCGGTCACACGTTAGACATGGACACAATTAGGCAAGAGTCAACTAACCCTGATCGCGCATCGTTCCTGCGCGCATCCCTCAACCTTTGGGTAAGTGTTGTGCGCGGTTGGATTGAGCCAGGGCGTTGGCCGTCCTTGGAATACACAGGGGACATTCCTAGCGGTGGCGTCGTGGCGATTGAATCTTCGCTGGACGACTCCCGATACAGCGCGACCAGATGCGTCAACTTGTCAGACGGTCGTGTGCTTGTCACCGTCGCGTTCATTGCCGAGTCAATCACAGAGCTGTGGGAGAACGTGCAAGAACTAGCCAAAGACCCGACCATTAGGTTTGCCTTGTCGCCTACCGTGGACGCAACCTGCCCGCCAAACATCGAGCGCCGCCGAGTCGTCGTTGGCTACGCAGAACTCGGACGGTTTACACCGCTAGCCAAAAACATGATCGCCGAAGCACGACTGTTGCACACAGGAGAAAAACTGCTTGCAGAACATGTCCAGCGCGCTGTTGCTGTTCGCACCGACAACACGATCGTGTTATCAAGCAAGCGATCACCTGGGCCGATTGAGTTGGCGCGCACAATGGTCTGGGGTATTGGCATGTGTGCCCGTCCAGTCAACAGCGGAAAGCCGATGCTTGTCGCGGTAAATAACTAAGATAAACGCGGCGACCGCGCACCTTGCCTTTTGTCGGAATCGGATAAGTCATGCGCGGTTGCCACTTGTGTGACAAAGTAGGAACATGGCGATTTTTAACAAAACCAAAAAAGCAGCAATAAGCCCAGCGCCTAGCAAGGCAGCTGCGGTTGGTGGCGGTTTTGCACCGGGTTACTCATCGTCAAATGTTGGCGTCAACATGATCGGCCAGTACTACACCTATCGCGAAGGCGAAGCGCGTAACGCGGCAATCAGCGTTCCTACAATCAATCGTGCTCGCGATCTAATGGCATCGGTTATTGGCTCAATGCCGTTGAAGATGTACAACGAAATGTGGAACGGCGACGAAATGGAAAAGGTGTATATCGCCCCACGTTCATGGATACGCCGACCAGACCCAAATGTTAGTTTCCAATTTCTCATGAGCTGGACTCTTGATGACCTCATGATGTTTGGACGCGCATTCTGGTACATCACCTCGCGCACCGCTGACGGCTACCCTGCCACGTTCACTCGACTGCCAGCAGGCTCAATCACCACGACCGACATGGCTGGCCCTGTGTGGTTCGCACCGTCGTCGCAGGTGTATTTCCAAGGTGGAGAAATTGACCCAACAAACCTTGTGCAATTCTTGTCGCCCGCACAAGGCCTGATCTATTCGGCACCTGGCGCAATTGAAACCGCGTTGAAACTTGAAGCAGCGCGCAACCGTAACGCGTCGTCAAGCATTCCTGCTGGCGTACTCAAGCAAACTGGTGGCGAACCACTTAGCGCGCAAGAACTTGCTGATTTGGCTAGCGCGTTTAACGCCGCGCGAGCAACCAATCAGACTGCTGCGCTTAACGAGTATTTGACATACACGGAAACAAACAGCACACCAGACAAGATGCTTTTGATTGAGGCGTCGCAATATCAGGCGCTTGAAATGTCGCGTCTTGCAAACGTGCCACCGTATTTGGTTGGCGTCGCTACTGGTGCTTACTCATACCAATCAAGTCAGCAGGCGCGCGCAGACCTGTACCTGTTCGGCGTGAAATTGTATGCCGACGCAATTGCTGGCGCATTGTCAATGGACAACGTGCTACCGCGCGGAACATACGTCGAGTTTGATGCCGATGAATACCTAGAAGAAAACTTCATGGCCGATCGCATGGATGATGAAGAAGTAGTTGTAAGAGAAAACACTCAAGAGGAGATAGCAAGCCGATGATCAAACTAATCGCAGGAGAGTTCACACTTGACGCCGCCAAAGGCGACGCACCACGACGCACGATCAGCGGAACCGCAGTTCCCTACAACGTGCCGGCAACAGTTTCGGACGGCACAGCTGTGATTTTCCGTCCAGGCTCATTGCCAGTCGAGGGCAAAGCACCGCGCCTGTTTATGTACCATGACGCATCCATGCCGGTCGGTGTTGTTACCGAGCGCGTTGACACCGAACAGGGAATGATGTTTAGCGCCAAGATCAGCGCAACCAGCCTCGGAAACGACGCTTTGGTCATGGCTCAAGACGGCACAATTGACCAAGTATCTGTTGGCGTAAACCCAACCAAGTTCTCATACGACGAAGCAGGAACCATGATTATCGAAGCAGCGGATTGGACAGAGTTGTCACTCGTTCCGATCGGCGCGTTTGGTGACATGGCCAACATTGCCAGCGTCGCAGCGAGTATCCACCAAGAGCCAGAACAAGTAGTGTTAAATGAAGAAGTAGTCCCAGAACAGGAGAATGAACCCATGTCAGAAGTAACCGCACCAGCAGTTGAGGCAACAATCCCAACCGCACCAATTTTTGCACAGGCTAAAAAAGAGTTTGTATTGCCAAGCGCTGGCGAGTACATGGCCGCTTACCACCAGGGTGGCGACACTTTTGCAAACATCAACAAGGCTGTTGCTGAATACACAGCATCAAAGAAGACCGCATTGCAGGCAGCTGCAGGTGACGTGCTTACCACCGATACACCTGGTCTTTTGCCAGTTCCAGTTCTTGGGCCATTGGTTCAAGACCTCAACTTCATTCGTCCAGTAGTCGAAGCATTGGGCGCACGCGCATACCCAGATAGCGGTGCTTCAAAGACGTTCGTAAGACCTACCATTACGACCCATACGTCGGTAGCCACACAGAGCTCTGAACTCGCCGCTGCATCAGCAACCACCATGGTGATTGCATCAAACACGGTCAGCAAGACCACGCTTGCCGGTCAAGTAACTTTGTCTGTACAGGACATTGACTTCACAAGCCCTGCAGCAATGCAGTTGATCTTGAACGATCTCATGGGCGAATACATGATCGCATCAGACAACTTCGCAGCAGACAACTTGCTCACCGCAGCATCATCGTCTGGCGTATGGGACGGCACCGTGGCTGACTTGCTTAAGTCGGTTTACGACTCCGCAGTTGACATCAGCAATGGTCGCAACTTCACACCAACCCACATGTTCGTCAGCCCAGACGTATGGGGACAACTTGGACAACTTGCCGACACAACTGGCCGTCCAGTATTCCCATTCATTGGCGCTGGCCTCACCGGTCAGAACGCACTCGGTGGCGGAAACGCAACATCATGGAACGGCAACCCACTTGGTCTGCAATTGGTAGTTGACAGCAACTTTGCTGCAAAGACCATGGTTATCACCCGCGTAGGTCAAGGTTCAGGCGACGCATTCGAGTTCTACGAATCAATCCGTGGCTTGATGAGCGTTGAAGTACCTGCAACCCTCGGTCGCACAATGTCATTCCACGGATACGTCAGCACCTTTGCTGCAATCGGTGGCATGATTCGCAAGATCACCCAGGCTTAGTAGAAAGGCGGCTTAACCGCCATGGCTACTTACACAGTTACTAACAAGTACCTGATTGACAACTTTGCCGTACTGCAACTCCTGACCCCCAGCGAGATTGCAGTCGGCAGTTCAATCACGGTCGCTGGAGTTGACGCAACATTCAACGGCACATACACCGTGCGCGCATTGCCACAATATTTGTTCATTGGCATTGATACCGAAGGCGATCTGCTTTACGACTATCAGATACCAATTGCCGATCAGGTGCTTTACGCCAAAACCGCAAGCGATGTCGAGCGTGTCGCCGCGTCTGGAACCGTTTCGTATGACCCAGTTTGCACTTGGGTGACGGCCGCGCAGGTCATGTCTTACCTTGGCATCACCATTGCCAACCCGTCAGACGATTACACGTTGCTCACGCAATCGGTGTCGGCTGGCAACCAGTTCTGCTATCGCAGGCGTCAGGAGAGCGGTTATATTGACTCCCTAACGACTTCACCAGGCGGTGACGTCACATTGGGCACCTTGATGTATTGCGCCGCTCTATGGCGCTCTAGGGGCTCAATAGAGTCAACCTACGCTACGTTTGACGGCATGGGTTCAGCACCACAGCAAAGCCTGACCCCGATCGTCAAGCAGCTGCTTGGCATCCCACGTCCAGCGGTTGCCTGATGTCGTACACCGACCTGTTTAACGAAGCGATTGATGATGTCACCGCAACGCTGACCGCGGTCTCTGGCCTGCGCGTTGTAAACGACCCGACCAAACTTGCACCTAATTGCGTATACCTTGACGCGCCAAACTTCACCACGTTTGCTGGCAACGGCAACATTGTGCGTCTTGAGTTTCCAATCAAAGTCATTGGCTCTGGGCCTGCAGGTCTGCCGGTGCTCCGCTCAATCTTGAGCATTGTTGCAAGTGTGCTCAACTCGCCGATTATTGTTATGGCTGGCCGTCCGTCAAGCCTTGAGATCGGTGGCGCGTTGTACCCGTGCTATGACCTTGATTGCGCTATCCAAGCCCAGACCGCATAATCCACTACTACCGAATACAAATCATCTACTATCAGATCAGAACTTAAGGAGCAAACATGCCAGCATCAACTTACCTCTCGAATCCAACCGTTAAAGTCGGCGCCGCAATCGGCTCAATTGTTGATATTACCGACGATGTGGTTAGCGCATCCTTGGTTGTGACCGCCGAGGCCCTGGAAGATACCAGTTTTGGCCAGACATCCCGCACCATGACGGCGGGCTTGTTCTCGAATAGTTTGACCCTGACGGTGTTCGCATCATACGCATCAAGTCAGTCTTATGCGGTCTTGTCACCATTGCTTGGCACCAAGTGCACCGTCAAAGTAAACCCAACTAGCGCTGCAGACGGCGCAACCAACCCTGGCTTTATTTTGACTGACACATACCTTGCATCAATTCCTGTTATCAATGCGTCTTTGGGTGAGTTGTCGCAATGGGATATTGAGTTTCAGGGTGGCGTGTACAGCGTAGATACCACCGCATAATCAACGGCTCCAAGCCGACATAGGAGACACATGAAAATCAAATTAGAGCTGAGGCGCGCAGAAGACGCTACGCCTGAGTTTTACTACACCAATCTTTTTGTTATGACCGAATGGGAAAGATTGACACGTCGTTCACCGGCTGATCTTGCAACAAAATGGTTTACTTCTGATTGGGCTTGCATGATGCACGTCATTCTTAAACTTAAAGGCGAAAAATTGCCAGATGATTGGCGTGAATGGGTCAAGCAAAACCCAGATATTTACATCATGCCAGCGGGAGATGAGACAGACCCAAACCCTACGGACGCGGCACCTACCGCCGCCAACTAGCAGAAATGTTGGTCGCGGTCGGTTGGTGGCCTAGCGACATTGTGTTTGACTCACGGGACTTGGCAACCGTCATTAAAGTGCTTAACGAGGCAAACAAAAAACGGAGATAACATGGCGGAAGTATCAGCAAGAATTGAAGTCGTTGGGCTTAAAGATGCTTTAAAGACGCTCAATAAAATTGATAAATCGTTGCGTCGTGAAATTACCAAGGATTACAAAAAGATCGTTCAGCCTGTTATTGACGACGCCAACAAGCTTGTGCCCTCAAATGTTCCGTTATCTGGTATGGCGCGCAATTGGAAAACAAAATCAGGGTTTCAAATGTTGCCGTGGACACCTGGTTATAAACAAAAGATCGCCGCCAAAATCAACACTCGAGCAATCAAGGAATATCAAGGAAACACCACAAATGTGGGTACTTTTGCCATTCAATGGAAAGGTGCTACCGGCTCAATGTTTGACACGTCAATGGCAGGGTCGCTTGGTCGCGCCTTAACTGCACGTTATGGCAGTCGATCGCGAGTAATGTGGAAAGCGTACGAGCAACGCCAAAATGATGTCATGTCCGAAATGGAGCAATTGGTTAAGCGCGTCATGGATGAAGCAAACAGAAAGACCATGTAATGGCAGTCAATATCCCGATTATTTCAGAGTTCAACGGCGCAGGGATTAAAAAGGCTATTGCCCAATTTAAACAACTGGAAACGACATCGGAAAAAGCCCAGTTTGCTATTAAGAAAGCGGCGGTTCCAGCAGCTGCAGCGCTTGGCGGTTTGGCTTTGGCGCTTGGTGATGCAACCAAGGCCGCTATGGAAGATCAGCAGGAGCAGGCCGCTTTGGCGCTTACTTTGCAAAATGTGACTGGCGCTGGCAAAGCCCAAACTGCACAAGTCGAAGAACAAATTAGCGCGATGTCTCGAGCGTCCGGCATTGCTGATACCGAATACCGCAAATCCCTTGAAGCATTAGTCCGAGGGACAAAAGACGTTGACATGGCTATGAAAGACATGAACCTTGTCATGGACATAAGTACAGCGCTACAAACTGACAGCACTACGGTTGCAGATGCCTTAGCCAAGGCGTATCAAGGCAACTTTAAAGCGCTCAAATCATTAAGTCCAGAAATGGCAACAATGATTAAAGACGGCGCAAGCCTCAACGAAATCATGGACGTGCTTGGCGGCACGTTTGGCGGTTCTACAGCAAAAAACGCCGAAACTGCTGCAGGACGCATGCAGATTCTTAAAAACAGTCTGAACGAAACCAAAGAATCAATTGGTGCTGCATTGCTCCCAGCATTAGAAGCTGTACTGCCAAAACTTAATGGTTTGGCTATGTGGGCGCAAGATAACCCAGACCTGTTCGTAAAGGTTGGTGGTGCGATCGGTGGAATTGCTGCAGCAATTTTCTTGGTTAATGCTGCAATGGCAACAAACCCATTTGTCTTGGCAACGGCTGGCGTTATTGGTTTGGCGCTTGCGTTTAACAAACTGGTAGATTCGGTTAGTAAAATCAATGAAATTGGTGGATTGGCCGCCAAACTTCTCGGCATGGTTATTAGCCCTGCAACTGCTTTGGCTGGAAACGTTTTGCGCGGTCTGCCAGATATCGGCAGCATAATTCCAAGCACACCAACACCTGTCCCTGCACCTGGGCGCATGAACATTCCTCGATTGGCAGAGGGGGGAATCGTTAACTCCCCTACTCTTGCCCTGATCGGCGAAGCAGGCCCAGAAGCCGTAGTGCCGCTAGACCGTATGAATACTGGCGGGGGAGTGACCATCAACGTCACAGGCGGACTTGCTACTAGCGCCGAGATTGGTGAGTCGGTCGTTAACGCTTTGCGCGCTTATTCGCGTAGCGCTGGGCCGTTGCAGTTACAGGTTGCGTGATGCCGGGCGTAGCGGTTGTTGATTCAGGCAACTATGACCTCAAGATCGCCACGGGGTTTGTGCAGGACGCTTTTCTTCTTGACGACGCGGTTAAAGGGGTATTAGACAACACCACATACGTGCTTGACGGCACCACCGAGTTTGCCAATGTAATGGATTCGGTTACCACAATTACTGTGCGCCGCGGTCGCCGCGACGTCGGCGATCAGTTCAGCGCTGGCACAATGACATTTACAATTCAAGATGTGGACGGCGTGTTCAACCCGTTTGATGAAAACAGCCCGTACTACGACACCGCTGAATCAAAGCCTGGTCTTGCCCCATTGCGCGCCGTGCAACTGATTCGATACGACTCAACCGACGTGCCCGAATCAATTTTTTCTGGCTATGTCGTCAATTTTGACTACAATTTCGGGCTTGGGACTTTAGACACCGTCACCGTGTATTGCGCTGATCAGTTTTACCTACTCGCGCAAACCTACTTAAACGAATTAAACGTCAGCGCCGAAACATCAGGCGAACGCATAGAAACAGTCCTAGACCTACCAGAAGTAGATTTCCCTGCAGGCGCTCGAGATATTGCAACAGGCACCGTCAACCTTGGCCACGACGCTGCATACACCGTGCCGGCAGGAACCAACGTATTGCAATACATAACACAGATCAATGAAACAGCAGAGTTTGGTCGTTTGTTCATGTCGCGTTCTGGTGTGCTTACATTCCAAGACCGAATTGGCACGACTTTGAGCGCGCCAGTTGCCGATTTCCATGACGACGGCACAAACTTTAAGTACGACGGAGTAGGCATTTCGTTTGAGGCTGACGCAGTAGTTAATCGCGCGGTCGTTACAGGTTTGGACGGCGACTCACACACAGCCACCAACGCTGGCTCTATTGCCACATATTTTATTCAGACAACAAGCATTACAAACAGCCTGCTACACGACTCAACCGAGATTCAAGCAGCTGCAGAATATCTTCTAAACCCAGAACCCGAACCGCGCTACACATCCGTGGCAACTAGGTTTTTGATGCTGACCACACCCCAAAAAGACACGCTGGCAACCGTTGACATTGGCGACACAATCAGCATTGAAAAAACGTTCCCTAGCGGTGCCGGCACAAGTCAACTGGCGCAAGAATTGACCGTTGAGGGAATCGAGCATTACCTTGATTTTTCAACTGGCCACCGTGTGCTGTACAGCACCGCGCCAACCACCGTGGTGTATGAACTGATTTTAGACGACGTCACATATGGCACCATTGACACGACGAATGCTTTAGGATAGGAGCACTTATGGCAACGAGGCAAAGTTTCACCGCTGGACAGGTTCTTACCGCCGCGCAACAAAACTCATTAGCGACCGCCCAGATCGCGTTAAACGCGCAAACAGGCACGTCCTATACTGCTGTTCTCGGCGATGATGGCGACCTTGTAACGCTTGATAACGGTTCAGCAATCACTTTTACGGTGCCACCAAACTCGAGCGTGGCATTTGGTATTGGAACCCAAATCAACATCATGCAACTTGGCGCAGGTCAAGTCACGATCACCGCAGGCGCAGGCGTAACCTTGCGTAGCGCGGGTAGCAAACTAAAAACAAACGGCCAATACGCGGTGGCAACATGTTGCAAAATTGCTACTGATACTTGGGTTGTTATCGGCAACTTGGCGTTGTAAATGCAACTGTTAGCAGGCCCAGGAGGTGCTAACGCGCCATCCACAGTTGAATATCTCGTTGTTGCTGGTGGCGGTTCAGGCGGCGGTAACTCAACAATAAATACAACAGGCGCTGGGGGTGGTGGCGCTGGTGGTTATAGATCATCAACAAGTTTTGCTGTTGCAGCAGGCGTCGCGTTAACCGTTACCGTTGGTGCTGGTGGCGCAGGAACAAATGGCGCAGGTAATAGCGGTACTGACAGCGTGTTTAGCACAATTACATCTTCTGGCGGTGGTCGCGGTGGTTCATTTGACGTGCCAGCAGGAACCAACGGCGGTTCAGGTGGTGGCGGTGCAGGTCGTGGAGTCGGTGGTGAAACCCCTGCTGGTGGTACAGGTAACACACCAAGCACAAGCCCATCACAAGGAAACAATGGTGGAACTGGATTTGGTTCTGTAACACAGGCTTCAATTGCTGGCGCTGGTGGTGGCGGTGCAAATGCTGTCGGAACAACAGCAACAAGCGCAACACCTGGCGCTGGTGGCGCAGGAACATCATCAAGTATCAACGGAACAGCAACAACCCGTGCAGGTGGTGGTGGCGGTGCAAATCAAAACTCGAGCGGTGCTGGTGGCGCTGGTGGTGGTGGCGCCGGTGGACGTCAAGGTGTTGACCCAGTTGCAGGAACAGTTAACACAGGCGGCGGTGGTGGCGGTCGATACCAATCAGGTGCAACAGGCGCAGGTGCTAACGGCGGCTCAGGTGTTGTAATTATTGCTTACCCGAATACCTTTGATCTTGCCGTAGCAACCACAGGAAGCCCAACCTATAGCGGTGTTTCGCGTTCAGGTTTTCATGTTTACACGTTCACAGGTTCAGGAAGCATCACGTTCTAATGGCACACTACGCACAAGTTGACGGAACAAACACAGTCACAAATGTGATTGTGGTAAACAACGAAACAATTGACAATTTGCCGTACCCAGAGAGCGAACCAGTAGGTCAAGCATTTATTGCGTCTTTAGGTTTAGAAGGCTTGTGGTTAGAAACTTCATACAACGCAAACTTTCGTGGCTGTTACGCAGGGATTGGTTTTACTTACGACCCAGAAGATGACATTTTTATTCCGCCATATATTAAGCCAGCCCCACTCGAATGACATGGAAACTGAAATTGTGGTTTCTCTTGTCGGTGGGTGCTTCCTTGTATTGGTGGCGCTCATTGGCAAGATCGGCAGCGACAACAAAAAAGACCACGGACAAGTACACCAAACACTTGGCCGAATAGAAGAAAAAATAGATAACCATGTACAAAATCACCCCTAAAGACAAAGCAATGTTTGCTAGTTATGCGCGCTCGGTAGTCGGCGCACTAATCGCCGTTTACTCGACTGGCACCACAGACCCACGCGACTATGGCAAAGGCGCAATCGCCGCAATCATCCCACCATTGCTCCGCTGGGTAAACCCTAAAGACGCAGGATTTGGGCGTGGCGACAGCCAAAGCTAATCCGAACGCTCGGCCCTACACAGGCAACAGCGACGGCGCATCCGCTGGCCCACGTGCCGGCATGAACGAATGGATTAAGCAAGCAATCGCGGCATCAAATAACGCTGTTTGGAATAACGGGTCTTGGGGTGTGCGCGACATGCGAGGTAGTGCTGGAACTTTGAGTGTTCATTCTACGGGTAGAGCGTGGGACGCCAGTTACCGAAAATCGGAAAGACACGCAAACGCCAGCCGTAAAGGCGCTCTTTCGTTTATTGACATCGTGGTCGCTAATGCAAACACGCTTGGCGTTGAGTGCGTCCTCGACTATTTTCCTGCACCGTACGGGCGCGCATGGCGTTGCGATCGTCAAGCATGGAAAAAATACAGCAAGCCAACTATCCACGGCGCACCAGGTGGCGACTGGTTCCACATCGAGATCACACCACAGGCCGCCGACTCGGTAATCTTCGTGAAAGCCGCATTTTTAAAGGTGTTTGGGGAAATCCCACCTAAGGCTTGATCTATGTTCTAGGGTCGGAGTACCGACAAAAGGACAGGCAATGACTGAACCGCAGATCGTTGATTACAGCGTCTATACAGGAGTGATGGACAACGGCCAAGAAATCTTGGTGCAGATATTTACCAGCCCAGAGTCGGGCAAGTTCCTACTGGGACAAATCGCATTCAGAACGGCAACCTCGTCATGGGGTCAGCCCATACCTTTGGAGAAACGATGAACTACTTTGCAGAAAAAATCATAGGGCTAGTACTTTGTACCGTCTTCGGCTTTACGGTCGCTGTAGGGGCTCCTGACGCGTCTGGTAGCCCGTCTGGGACTATCGCCCTAGCGCCATATTTGCTAGAACCAAGCACTACCACGTCAAGCACGTCGTCAACGATTTACATTGACCCGTACAGCTCGGCCTGTGAGCAGTTCAGCGCGCTTGCCGTAAACCTTGGTTGGCCTGCCGATCAGCGCACCGTGCTCGAATCAATAATGTTCCGTGAATCACGCTGCATACCAAACGCGGTCAACAGCAAAGACCCAAACGGCGGGTCGCGCGGACTAATGCAGATCAACGGATTCTGGACACCATGGCTAACTGATGCCGGCATTATTACCCAGGTGGATGATTTGTTACACGCTGAAACTAATCTGCTCGCAGCATTAGCAATCTACAATTACGGGGTCGAGCGTCATGGTTACGGCTGGGGCCCATGGAGCGCAACAAAATGAGCGAAGGCGTGTCATACAACCAAGGCGAACTAACAGAAGAAACACGCAAAATGGTGTTGGAATCGTCAGCAACGGCAAAACACACCATGGCAATGTTTGGGCTAATTGACGACATCATGGCAATCAGCAAAAACCCACACGCAAGCATCATCCAACGTCTAAAGACAATGAAAAACCAGTTGTCATTAGAAGACCCGATGCCGCTTTACGATGTGACTACACTCGATCTTGCAATCAAAGCACTACAAGCACATTCCTAACCGACAAGGGAGATTCCGACAATGAAAACATGCACGATTTGCAAAGGCTCAATCGCCTACCCAGAGATCACAGGCAAAACACACTTTGTATGTGATGGCCGTGTGCCGGCAAGAAAACCGTTTGCTGTTGGCATGGCATTATCGCAAGCAAGCGCCGACACCAAATGGACACCCGAAGAACAGCGCAAAGTTGACGCTGCAATTGTGCACGTTGCGCGCGCTAAAGGGTTTTTCACATCAGACGACATCTGGCAACACTTAGGCGACCAATTCCCTGTTACCAAGGGCATCGCAGGGCGGTTAAACGCAGCTGCGCGTCGTGGCATTATCCGCAACACAGGCGAATTGGCATATGCACAGCGTGGTGGCGCACATGACCATGCACAACGTCTAAGCGTCTGGGCAGGCATCTAATGGGCTTTGACCTAAGCAATTACGAAACCGTAGAAACACGCCTAGCGCGATTCTGGGAGCAATACCCAGACGGTCGCGTTGAAACCACGCTGATGAACTATGACGGCGATTCCTGCATCGTTCGCACAGTCGTTTGGAAACATCGAGACGATGCAAACCCAACCGCAACGGGATACGCGCACGAAATACACACAGACCGCGGGGTCAATATGACCAGCTTTATCGAAAATTGTGAGACGTCCAGTTTGGGACGCTGTTTGAGCAACATGGGCTTGGCGAAACAAGGCGCAAGACCGTCGCGTGAAGAAATGCAAAAAGTTGAGCGTTTAGGCGGCGCACCGCAAGCGACTGGCAAGACGCACACACCCTCTGGTGCATTTGCCACACCCAAGCAGATCGGTTACATCAAGAAACTGGCCAAGGACGGCGGTTACGACGATCTTCGACTATTGGAGTTAATCCAGCGCGAACTGAACAGCGATGAAGCCGTGTTAGAGCTGTTGAAATCACATGAAGCAAGCAGAATCATTGAGGTACTGAAATGACACTAGAAGAATTGATCACAAACATTGAGCGCCTGCAGGCCGTGTACAACAGCATGGTTGACCCAGAACAGCACGAAGCAAGGCAATACGTGCGTTGGGCAATCAAGCACCTTGCAGACAAGACGTACATGGCATCGCTGTGAAATTAGACCCAAAGATCAGCGAAGCCGACTTCAAGGATGTCGTGATTAGCATTGCCAAGCGTTACGGCTGGTTGATTCACCATGACTTGCCGGCGCAGAACAGTCGAGGGCGTTGGGCTACACATGTGCAGGGTGATGTGGGGTTTCCTGATCTGTTCATGGTGCACCCATTCCAAGGCGGTCGGCCGTTGGTCATTGAGTTGAAGGCAGAGAAGGGTAAGACGACACCTGGGCAGAAGGTTTGGTTGAAGGCGTGTGAGTTGGCTGGATGTCATGCAGCGGTTTGGAAGCCGAGTGACATGGAGTACATTCTCTACACCTTGAGCAATCCAAGAATGTAAACAATCGGCTAGTAGCACGACCTAAGCCATTCGCACGGCAGTTGGTGACACACGGCAACGTGGGTAGATCGGCGCGCCCCGAATCATGCAAGACGAAATGAAACGGGCAAAGCGTCGAGGCGAGCCGTAAACATAATCGGCTAGTGAGTGCAAAGGGAACCAGGTTGGGCAATCTGGTGGGTGGAGCATTCACACATCTCTTGACCTGCAGATGACATACAGTTAACAAACAAAGAAAGCACAGACATGAACCCGACAACAAACATGACAAACAACTACCGAGGACAAGGCGCGCAAGCGCCGCGTCAGCGCAAGCGAAGCGCGCGAGCATGACACGCAAACTGACAGAACACGACACAGCGATCTACAAACAAGCACGTGCAGAACTACTGCGCGACTCACCCATCTGCCATTGGTGCAAGAAGAACCCTGCTTGCGAGTTAGATCATCTCGTTGAAAGTGACAAAGGAGGGACACTCGAAGATGGTTACGTCGCGTCATGCAAGAGTTGTAACTCTGCGCGCGGAGCAACATACCGAAACAAAAAACTAGCCAACGCAAAACACGCAAGGGAAAAAGCAATAAACGATTTTTTATATGCGAATGAGATGCC